ATGAAAAAAATATACATACCGATTTTCTTATTTGTAGGTTTTTTTTGGCAAGACCTTAACATAACCTATTCTGCCGAAACTCAAAGCAATGTAAGTGGGTCTAACACAAGTATTGAAGGTGGTTATACCGGTGGTGCAACTACATATCAAGATGGTTCAAGCTCTAATTCAACTACAAATAGCACAAGTAATTCAAATATAAGATCAGCACCGCCAACAGCGTCAGCGCCGTCATACAATTCTATGACACAAGATGTATGTAGCACAGGTGCATCAGCAGGGTTACAAACATTTGGTTTAGGTATTACAGGTGGCAAACATTTTATTGATAAAAATTGTGAAAGATTAAAGTTATCCAGAATACTAAATGATTTTGGTATGAAGGTTGCAGCTGTAGCCATTTTATGTCAAGATGAGAGAGTGTTTGAATCTATGATACAAGCAGGCACACCATGTCCTATTGATGGTAAGATAGGTAAAGATGCATTAGCATTATGGGAAAAATATGATCACGAAAGACCAGACTATAAAACATATGTTAAACGTATGAAGAAAAGAGAAAAGGTAGATAAAGAAAACGAAATTAAGATTGAGAAATTAAAACCTCTCGATAATGCGAAAGATTAAATGAGATGGTTGTGCTTAATAATTTTTGGTAGTTTTTTATGGCTAATATTAAATTGGTTTGCTGGTTCAGTAGGATTAGCAGAAGATGATACTGCAACATCTACAAACATATTACCTAACGCAGGCACAACATCTTCTTCAAGAGATAATTTTGATTTAGATGGTGTTCAATCTGGATCTACAGGTGCACTAGGAAACAACTCTACACACAATGGTTTTGATATAACTTGTCCGACACAAGTTAATAATGCCTGTGGTACAGCGTTTAATGGCGAATTAGAAACAAGCTATCAAATGAAAGTTGGTGCAAGTGGTACACTAATTGACATAGATGGTGTTGAGTCAAGCACAACATATACTACAACACAAAGAAAATTAGATGGTGGTATACAATTAAATTCTTCTTTTTCAATACAAAACTGTGAAGATGGTAATAGTTCCTATAGTTGTGGTGTATCATCAGGCGCAGAGGATACTTATAAATTACATATAAAAATTAAAGACGCACAAGGTAATACACTAGCACAGATGACAACTACAAGACTTGAAGATGCTGGGTACAATGCTAACAGTAAAAAATTTACTGATAATTTAGTTTGGAATGGTACAGGCGGAGCAAGTTATGAATGGTATTGGGAAGGCTATGATGGATCTTTAAATACAAATACAACTAATCTAGGACCTAACTTACTAGGTGCAGAGTTGCTATTAGACTTTCCAATAGATGACCACGAACCTTTAACAGCACAGGAGATAGCAGATATTAACGCTGCCTTAAACACAACGGAACTTACAGAAAATGAAATTTATGATATTATATCTGGACTAGAATCTAAGATAGAGGAAGAGTTTAGACTTACAGGTAAACTAGAAGAAGGTACAAGACTAGAAGTTAGCATAGAGAAAGGTATAACATTTGAGATAGCATCTAAAGAAACTGGTGCTATTGTAATGGAATCACCAATGGTAGCACAGATCATGGAAGAAATGCCTATTGAAACATTGAAAGAAGAAATGGTTACAATGATTCAAGAAGAAGGTAAGACATTTATGGAAGCTTTAGAAGAAGCACCTAAAGAAGAAGGACCTGTAAAAACAGTAAAAGAAGAGGTGACAAATGAACCTAAACAAAAGCAAAAGATTACACAACAGCCTAAAGAAACGATTACAAAGGAAGAACCTAAAAAGAATGCTTCAAGAGAAACGGTCAAAGCAGAGAAGAAACCCAGTAGCAAGGGCTCTGTTAAGTCTACCAGAGCTAAGGCAACAGATAACAAGAAGCAAAAAGCTGTACAAGAGGGTAAAGATAAAGTTGCAAACATTGCTAAGGTAATGAAGAAAATAGATCAGAATATTAAAGACAAATCTAAAAATTTGCAAATAAAAAATCTAATAAAAATGGATGCAATGACTAGTGATCAAGTGTCATTAAACGTGTATAATGTTCCGTTTTATAAACCAAAAGATATATACCTAGATCAACTAAATATGCAAGATAACAGGCTAATATATGCAAATATCAGTCTTGCAACTTACGTTCAAAATGATAAAATTAATATTAATAAAAGAAAATTAAATGAAATTAGAACAAAGAAAAACCTAATTTTATTAGAACTAGAAAGGTTAAAAAATGGATAAATTAAAAAATAATCTAACATCAATTGCTGCACTTATAGCAGCTATAATAGCAATCGGTGGTGGTTTTGCCAAATTTGGTGAAATGCAAACTAAACTAGACGCATTGTCTAGTGCAAAAGGTGTAGATATATCTGGACTTGAAATAACTGTTCAAGGTTTAGAAAAAAACATGGCAATTGTACAAACAGAAAACAAGTTGTTTAAAGCTATGTTAGAAGAAATTAAAGCAGAATCTAACAATCCTTTAGCTAACTAATAAAAACTCTCAAAATAACCGTAAAGGGTAAATCAAATAAGGTTAAAATATACTCAATTAAATGATATAAATAGTAGAATGGCAACAGTATTTGATAAGATATTAGACACTACAACAGGTCCTAAGTCATATGACTGGTACAGAAAAAAAGTAGCAGCAATGACAACACCTGGTGCAAGAAGTTTAATTAGTAAAGGTAAGGCAACTGTAAGACCGAAATACGGTATAATGAATCTTTTTGGTTATGACCCTAAACACAAAGATAAATTACCTTACTATGATACGTTTCCTTTGATACTACCTTTAGAACCTGCAAAGGGAGGTTTTATAGGATTAAACTTTCACTATCTACCACCTCTTGCAAGAGTGGCTTTTTTAAGAAGTCTAGCAAAGGATGCTAGTGATAATAGATTTGATAAGAAAACTAGATATAATATTCCTTGGCGAAATAATAGTTATATGAAAAAAACAGCAAAACATTATTTGTTCAATCATGTAAGAACATCATTCTTGAACATACCAGCAGATGAAATGGCGATTGCTATATTTCTACCTGTAGCAAGATTTAAAAAAGGAAGACCATATTAATGAAAAAGTTATGGAATAAATTAATAGAAAAACTATTTGGCAAAAGATGTCAATGCAAGGGTAAGTAATGGCAATTTTTAGACAAGGCAAAAGAGTAGGACCATTTGACATAAGAGGTGGTATATCGAGAGGCGATTATAAGTCTAGTGCTTATCATAAGACAGATAGAGATCCTAGATTTAAAATGCAAGCCAATCAAGATAATACTATTGGTCGTTTTAGATCAGCGATGGCTTCAGCAGAAGGATATGCTAGACCAACAAGATTTGCTGTTAGAATATTTCCACCAGCTAATTTAGGTACACTAATTAATAGTCAAAATTCTACTACAAATAGAGAAGGTCAAACTCTTAATTCTGAAATGTATAATGGTGACGGACAAGTTAATGCATCAGTTACTGGATCTGGAGGAATAACTTATATGAATCAGTTAGTGAATACTTTAGGAAGACAAATTAATATACATTGTGATACCGTTGTATTGCCAGGTAAAGACTTACAAACTCAACAAGTACAATACGGTTCTGAACCTGTAAGAAATATGGTTACATCACATGGATTTGATGGTAATATAGTTGCTACTTTTTACGCAGATAAATATTTAAGAGAACGACACTTTTTTGAAGCATGGCAAAAACTTGCAGTTGAATCAGGCACAAATAAAGCAGAATATTATGATAACTATGTTGGTAAAATGCATATATACCAATTAGGTTCAGATAATCAAGTTAATAGAGATATGCCAACTTATGCTGTTGAAGCAGTTGATGTATATCCTGAGAAAATAGGTTCATTAGATTATAGTTATGCAAATAGTAATACGATTGCAAAAATTACTATTGAGTTTTCATATAAACAATGGTTTAATATGGGAACAGAAAGTGCAAGAGGATTAGAATTTGGTCATGCTATGCAAACAGCGGCCGATGTTAAAGCAAGAGAGACTGGTTTATTTGGTATGTTACCACCTGATCTACAAAGAGCAGGTAGAGATATATTCAGTCAAGGGCGGACAGTATGGAATCCGATAGGAAAAATATTTAAAGGTAAAGTTTTTCCACCATTTACATAATAACTAGATAATAATTATATAATAAGGAGAAAATATTATGGCACTACCGAAACTGACAACTCCCACATATGAGTTGGAAATACCATCAACGGATCAAAAGATTAAGTATCGACCGTTCTTGGTGAAAGAAGAAAAGATACTTATGATGGCTATGGAAAGTAAATCAAGTGCTGATATTACTCAAGCTGTTAAAGACATTGTAAATGAGTGTACTTTTAACAAAGTAGATATAAGCAATATGCCTATGTTTGATGTTGAGTATATTTTTTTAAACATTAGATCAAAGTCTGTTGGTGAAGTTTCTAAATTGAAACTATTATGTCCAGATGATGGTAAGACTTATGCTGATGTAGAGTTAAACTTAAATGAGGTCAAAGTACAAGTAGGTGACGATCACACTAATAAGATTGAATTAGATAAAAATATGGGTATGATTATGAAGTATCCTACTATTGATTCTTTTAGTGAAACTGGCATTAGAGATATTAACCCTAGCAATATGCTAGAAGTTATTACAACTTGTATTCAACAAATTTACGAAGAAAATGGTAAAAAAGTTTACGAGACAAAAGACCAGACTAAAAAAGAAATAACGGAGTTTATTGAGCAATTGAATACTAAACAATTTAAGGATGTACAAAAGTTTTTTGAAACTATGCCTAAATTGAAGCATGAAATTACAATAAAGAATCCGAAAACTAAAAAAGAGAGTAAGATAACACTGACAGGACTTAACGATTTTTTCGGGTAGCCCTTTCACATGATAGTTTAGAGAATTATTATAGTACTAATTTCTCTTTAATGCAACATCATAACTATTCTCTTTCAGACTTAGAGGATATGCTACCTTGGGAAAGGGAAATATATGTAGATATGTTAATTACATATATTAAGGAAGAAAACGAAAAAGAACAACGAAGAAAACAACAAGGATAAAAATTATATGGATTTTAATAACGATGGTAAAATAAGTGTTTGGGAGATGTTCCCTTATTGGTTTGATAAACTAAGATTGTTTCCGAGAATATTCATAACGGTATACATCTATATGTTTTATCAAGTAACTGAATGGTTTATGGCACTACCTGAACCCAACAATGCACAGGCAGGTCTAGTATCTGTTATAGTAGGTGCTGGGGCAGCATGGTTTGGTCTATATGTTAATTCAACTTCAAAACAAACAACATCAATAACAACTAAACCAGTTAAAAAAGTATTAAACGAGAATCAAATAGGATAATATGGCATTAGGAGCATTATCATTACCAGCAATAGAACCAGCATTTACTGCTGATAATACAGCTATGGTTCCTGTAACTGTAGGTCAAGGTGATAAGAAGTTAGGTACGATAGAAATTAGATCACCCATGGATGATGTTATGGGATTCTTTTCAGGAATAGATAAGAGTCTTATTAAATTGGTAGAGTTTGCTAAAAAGTCATTTAGCATAGAAGAAAAAGAAGCACAAACAGATAGTTTAGAAAGACAAGATACTGATACATCAAAAGAAGAAGGTGGTAAGGGTTTGATTGATACTCTTAAAGAATCATTCGCTGGTTTAGGTGATGCTTTTGATCAGGTAAGTATAGGTGAAAAGTTAGGAGCATTATTGTTAGTTGGTGCTTTCGGTGTTTTTCTTAAACTTCAAGACACACTTGTTTTTGTTCTTACACCTATTATAGCTGGCATTAAAAAACTAGTAGAAATATTTGGTTTTGAGGGTGTATTCGCAACATTTTTAGGTATTTTTCTAGGAGTTAAATATTACGGTGTTATGGCAGCACTTGTTGTAGGTTCAAAGAAATTCCTTGCAAATATTTCAGGGTTATCAAAAAAAATCGGATCATTTTTTCCCAATGGTTTAGCTGGCATATATAAAGGAATTAATAAAGGATCAAGTCTTCTTTTAAAAGGTGCAAAAAGTACCTTAAGTGCTATAAGTGGTGGTTTTCAAGGTTTATTTAATGGTATAGGAAAAGCATTTAAGGGTATAAGAATAGGTCTAACAGCAATGAGATTAAGTTTATTACCTATAGTAGCAGGTTTTGTACTACCTATTGCAATTGCAGCCGCTATTGGTGCAGTATTGTTTAGTTTGAAATCAAGTATTGAAACATTTAAACAAGCAATTGATGGTGGTGATAGTGTTATGTCAGCACTAGTTAAAGCAGGTAAAGACTTTTTTGCTACACTATATACATTACCATTTACATTAATAAAAAATGTAGTAAGTTATTTTGCAGGTAAATTTGGTTTTCCTAACTTTAAAGAAAAATTAGATAGTTTTGATTTCAAACAAGGATTCATTAACATATTAGATAACTTTGTTAGTAATGTTAAAAACTTCTTTGCTAGTATATTTGATTTTGATATAGGAAATATAATGAGTTCAATAGGTGACTTAGGTTCTAAAATGGCAAACGTTTTAAAGGCAGTAGCAAAAGGCGCCGTTGCAATGATAGCAGCTGCAGTACCTGGTGGTGAAAGTCCTACTGAAGCATTTTCAAGAGTTTATAACTCAGTATTATCAAGTGGTACAAGCACAGAACAAAAATCAGTGATTGATGGTATAGGAGAAACTGAAAATTCTACGGAGGGAGGTTTTAATAAATTTAAAGAAAACCTTAACAGCAATTCATATGAAACAAATAATAATACATTTAATAATGAAACTACTACAATGAAAGAAAAGATTAAAGAATTATTATTAAGAGAATTAGAAAAAGATGAATTACAAGATAAAAAAACTGGATCAGCACCTGTATTAGTTAATAATACTAAGCAAGGCGATACTATTAATAATAATAGTTCTACATTTGCAGGTGCAGAATTGTCAACAGATCA